ATCGAAGGTGCAATCGCTTTCAAGAGTTGAGAGTATCTTGAATAGTGTAAAATGGATAGCACTTAATGCAGTTTGACTTAGTCAATCTACATTGGCGATTATCCGCGCCTTCCCACCTGGAGCCGTAAAATGGAATAAACGCGAGTGAATAGCATCACTCGCAAACTCCTTATCTATCTTGATATTTTCTCGTAACGTATCAAGGAGATATGAGAATTCTTGATAACCTTGAAAGTGGGATGCCAAAGACATGATAGAACTTCATAGAGTTTTATCACGCATAACTGCGGCAACATCCTCTAGGATTTTAGTGCTAGAAGCTCCACCGTTAGGCGAAGATGCATTACCTGCATATATTGAAAGTTTTGAAAACTCTTTGAATCTTTCCTCCGATATATTGAGTTTTGACAGTCATTGCTTAATTTCATCTTGTGAAAATTCGTTAATTAGGAATTCAGCTATACTATCTCCAGTATATTCAGAAGTAATGGTACTCAGATTTGGTACCGTTTTTACTTTAAACTGTCGATATACTATGATAGCAGAAAAAATCACTTCAAGATAGCGTTTTTTCGAAACGTTCGCAGAACTATCAATATCTAATAATAGTTTTGGAAGATTATCAACAATTCTAACCGCCGTTTCTTTAAATCCGCCCATCTCTAAGTCATCAATCGATGACTTGTAAGCTCTTTTCATAATAAAGTTCTCTAACAGTTTAAAGAATGCTATTATGTCTAATGGTACTGGAGATTTTTGCTTTGTGTCATGTTTTTTAAGATTAAGAAATGAAATTAAGTCTGAAGATTTATTAAGCAATGCTTTGTTCTTTGGCGTCTTAGTAGCAGGTTGGAATCTTGAAAATAGCATGTACTCTGCAATAATTGAAAGATCACTGGCGAATTCATAAACCCTATTATGTAATAGAGTATCAATGTTACTTGCATTCTTATCTTTTTTCGCTGAAATAAGATAATTTACAATACCTCTGAATACTTTGAAATAAAGAGCGGCAGAACCTTTTCCAGACTCGGTAGCTTTATTACCTATCGATTTCGGAGGTACACCATTAACTTTGTTAATGTAGGTACTGTATGAAACAGTTATTATACCTCTCGCATGCATCGCGGCTCAAAGCTGACCGTTCTGTTTTTCTAAGAACGGGTCGTATGTACTTGGCAATATGTAATTGTGTAATATGGTCGATTTTATCATAAGTTATATGTTATTTATTATGGGGACGGCCTTGTATTCTCATTTTATTGAGTATAATATAAGACCGATTTTCTTGTCACTATCTTATAATCATTAAATTAATGTAATTATATCAGAGTGTGCATATCAGATATAAAATTAGGGTACAATATAAAGTCTAAAAATATCTCAATGAGAGTGACTGCTTGCATTATACTGATATTGTAAATAAAAATCGCATAATAAATATTTGTGTATACAACAAAGGTTAAACAACATCCGGATTTCGATCCACTCGGATGCAGGTAACTAAATGTTACCGAAACTCCGAGAGAATCAAACTCGAAAAAGTTTATTCAAAATCCAATTTTAATCACGGGGAATACTTAAAGACTAGAGATGGAAGCGATTCTCGAAAGGTGAAAGCCGCCCCAAACTGTTCAAAGCTTGGATGCCGAAACACACGCCAACAAAACAGATATTAACGGTGCAACGGAGAACTAGCAAGAAGGGAAGGTTTACACGATACTATTAACTTCATCGAAGTAGCTAAGAAAACACTTAGTTAACTTTAAGTACCTTAAGGTCGAGGGTGTAACGACAAGGACAAGATAAGGGAGGTCCCGTGACAAATTGGTTCAAATATAGTTCATTAACGGAGCTTAATCTATATACTGAATGTCCATGACATTGTATTATTAGTTCTTAGTTCACTACAGTGGTTATCTGTAGTTATATAATATCGATTGGTATTATATCTAAGAAATCTCTCATTAATTTATACGCCTACTCTCAAGGCGCAGCTTCGATATCATTTAGATACCTTCGCAACTATTATATATTCCAGCTATTATATAGTAGGTGCCTTAGGCTTTCAAAGCACTATTGCTTTGTCGGCCGGGTGTTGTTGTCAATGATCTAAAATACCAAAGAAGATGCGTTCCTAATGTACTCTGTAATACTCGGATGCATCATGTAGAAGTGCCTTCTCTCTTTGATTGAAAGTAGGTGCACCGCTGATGTCGGATTCGTAGCTAATTAGTGTTACGCCGTCCAGTCTTAGGTGCATGACTGATGACATCTCGTATAATTTTTGATCTATGAATCCTAATAACACAATTGAGCTAGCTATTTCTTTTGTTTTTACTAATTCTTCTACTTTTCGAACGACGCAAGCAGATTCATATGCCTTCATGAACTCTTTTTGCGAAGTTTCAAACCATGATTTATTAGTGCTTACATTAGGAATGTTAGAATTAGTCAGAGTATCACTGATTTTTTGGAAAAATTCTGTATTTACTCATTTAGGCTTATTTACATCACCGTAGAATTTCTGTAGATCGGAATCGCTTCCAATCATTCCTAGCTTCCAGATATAATAGGCCATTTCCGTAATGTTGGACTTGTTGAGATTATATTCCATAATATGTAATATATTCTTTATATCCGTAACTACAATGTAGTCACGTAAACATCACAATACTGTATATATGCTTATCTTCTGATTGAGATAAGCAAATATCAGTCCCCATCTTATGGGTGTAATGTTTACAGAAGATATAACGAAGTTCCGTGCAAATTCAACATTGTGGCATAGCTTATTATTTGATTCTACTGTTTTGTGCGGATTTACTTCTACTCCGATCCGTTTCATTATATTCAGATACTGTTTGTATCCGTCAGTGTTGCCTCTGATCAGCAAGTCGTCGCCGACTAGTCTATAATCGGCGAGCGGTATTTTGCAGATTCAATTGGCGATATAATGATGCATAATGGCCATCGCTGTTCATGAGGAAAATAAGCCCATGCCTTGTCCTACAGTGTATCTAATTGTACCTGAGGAAGACATACCACTATTTTTGGAGTGGTAGGCTCTGTTCATGATGCTTAATCAATCATTTGATATCTGCTTTCCATCATAACCTAAAGAAGTTCAAATGCCTTCGATTAGGCCTCTTTGAAGCAAGCGTGGCATTCTATCTGTAGCTGCAGATAGATCTATTGAGTAATATGGTAGCTCAGTGTTGCTATAAAGTTTTATTCCTCTCCCGTGATCGAAGGTGCAATCGCTTTCAAGAGTTGAGAGTATCTTGAATAGTGTAAAATGGATAGCACTTAATGCAGTTTGACTTAGTCAATCTACATTGGCGATTATCCGCGCCTTCCCACCTGGAGC